ATGCTATGGAACTGGAGAACAGCGATTTTAACAACTTAGGGCGCTCTGCGCTAACAGGATATTGATGGACTACGACGAACAAGAAACTCCGTTAGCTAAGCTCATTGAAGAAGTTAACATTGCCGATAAGCTCGACGAAGACAAACTGATTGAAATTGGTAGGGAAGCTAAGGCTGGTTTTGAACTCGATTTGGCTTCCCGTAACGACTGGGAAAAGCATCTGGATGAATGGCTGAAACTTGCCAAACAGACAGTGGAACCCAAGTCGTACCCCTGGCCTCGTGCCTCTAACATCAAATATCCCTTGCTATCGACGGCTGCCATGCAGTTTGCAGCGCGTGCTTATCCCTCGCTGGTTCCGAGCGATGGCAAGGTGGTGAAGGCTCGTCCCATTGGTAAAGACCCCACGGGTGAGAAAACCGATATGGCAGAAGCCGTGTCTGTCTACATGTCCTACCAACTCATGCAAGAGATGGATGGCTGGGAAGAGGACATGGATAAAATGCTCATCATGCTCCCCATCATCGGGACGATGTTCAAGAAAACCTACTGGGATCCGATCAAGAAGGTCAACTGCTCTCGCATCATCATGCCTCAAAAGCTGGTGGTTGACTACTGGGCTAAAAGCTTGTGTGATGCCGAACGCATCTCTGAAATCTTTGAATTCAGTCCTCGCAAGGTTAAAGAGCGTCAGCAAAGCGGTTTGTGGCTTGATGTCGATTTAGGTGCTGCTCCTACACCGGAAGGTGCTAATGTAGCCAGCAACGACGATATTACCCCGTACACATTCATTGAACAACACACCTACCTCGATTTAGACAAGGATGGCTACAAAGAGCCCTACATTGTCACCTTCCATAAGGAAACAGGTAAGGTTGTTCGTATTGCTGCGAGGTTTGATGAAAACACTATTTTCTCGGACAGTGACGGGAAGCTTCAGAAAATTGAAGCAGTTGAGTATTACACCAAGTTCGGATTTGTTCCGAATCCCGATGGCAGTTTTTACGACATTGGTTTTGGTGTTCTCCTTGGTCCCCTTAACGAGTCCGTCAACACACTCATTAATCAGCTGGTTGATGCTGGGCACATGTCTAGTTTACAGTCTGGTTTCCTTGGTAAAGGTCTGCGGCTTCGTCTCGGCGAAACTCGCTTCCAGCCGGGTGAGTGGAAGGTTGTAAACGCCACAGGCGACGACCTTAAGAAACAAATTGTACCCCTGCCTGTGAAAGAACCTTCCAATGTGCTGTTCCAGCTCATGGGTTCTCTCATCACCTCAGGGAAGGAATTGGCCTCGGTGGCGGAGATATTTGTCGGAAAAATGCCTGGACAAAACACTCCCGCCACTACGACCATGGCTTCCATTGAGCAAGGCATGAAGGTGTTCACAGCGGTTTATAAGCGAATCTACCGCAGCCTTGGTGAAGAGTTTAAGAAGCTCTACCGACTGAATGCCATCTACAACGAGCCCACTGTGTATGTTGATATTGTTGACATGGACGTGCCTCGTGAGGCGTTCTCTCTTGAACAGCACGACATCTATCCCGGTGCTGATCCGACAGCAGTGTCTCAAACAGAGAAACTGATGAAGGCCCAAGGTCTGTTAGAACTCCTGCCTACAGGAATGCTTGATCCCGTTGAAGTGGTTAAACGTGTGCTTGCTGCTCAGGAACAGCCCAATTGGGAAGCTCTGCTCAACAAGCAAATTCAGCAAACTGGTGAGTTCCAGCCTCCTCCCGATCCTAAGATGCAAGAGATGCAGATGAAGGGTCAGCTTGAGCAGCAAAAAATTGCAATGCAAGGACAAGCCCAGCAACAGAAGATGGAGCTGGAATCCCGCGATAAGCAAACTCAGCTTGCTATGAAAGCTCAGGAACACCAGATGGATATGCAGCATAAGGCTCAAATGAATCAGCTGGAAGCTGCCACTGAAGAACACAAACAAAAGATTTTCTCGGCACAAGCAAATGCCGAAATGATTCAAGGACTCACTCATCGTGAACAAGAGCACCAACAAGCCTTACGGCAAGGTGCTGAACAGAGTGATGCCAAGGTTTCTGCTATGAAGAAGCAGGCGGCTGCGAAGCCTAAGACATCGAAAGGAAATAAGAAAGAGTGAATTACAATGACTTTCTAGATTGGAAAAGACATCCAGTTACTCAAGCAATTTTTAGTCAGCTTCAAGACCGGATTGATTTCTGGACGGATGAACTGATTGAACAAACAGCATATACGTCTCAAACTGAAATGGCCGAGAAGGCCGGTGCCATTAAGGCCGTTCGAGATGTGCTGAACATTGAATATGAGAAGGAGGCTGAAGATGGCCGTTAAACCGATTTTGCATCGAATCATCGTTAAACAGGACGTTCTGGAAGAGAAGGACCCGCTGTTCAAGAGTGCTCGTGCGCTGGGGCTGGAAATTGCCCAAGACGAGCGTAAGCGAGAACAAGCGGCCATTGACACCGGAATCGTTCAGAGCATTGGCCCTACGGCATTCCGAGACTTCGGTCTGACGGAATCTCCCATCAAGGTTGGTGACTCTGTGGTGTATGCAAAATACGGTGGTAAGGCTGTTGAAGATCCGGTCACGAAAGAAAAGTTCGTCGCCTTAAACGACGAAGACATTATTGCTATTTTCACTCAAGATTAAGGACTACAGATGTCTGAAGAGAACAAACAAGAAAATCAAGAACCCCAACTGACCCCCATTGAGCTGAAAGCCAAGGAACAAGGTTGGGTTCCTCAAGACGAATGGACTGGTGACGCTGAACAATGGCGCCCGGCTAAAGAATTCCTGGATCGCGGTGAACTGTTCAAGAAGATTGACGACCAAAACCGCACCATCAAGGAATTCAAGAAGGCCCTTGAGGACATGGCTAAACATCACGACAAGGTTCGGAAAGTGGAGTATGAACGTGCTCTGTCCGATCTGAAGGCTGCCAAGAAAATTGCTCTGGCAGAGGGTGATGCAGATGCTGTGGTTGACATTGACGAGAAGATGACGCTAGTGCGTGAAGAACAGAGCAAGGCTGCTCCTGTTGTGCAGGTGCCTGATGTTCCGGTTGCTAACCCTGTCTTTGATGAATGGGTTCGCCGCAACAGCTGGTATGAAAACAGCAAGGCCATGCGCGCCTATGCGGACAACCTCGGTAACGAGCTTGGTGCTCGTCGTGATATGTCCCCCACCGAAATTCTTCGTCAGGTGGAAGCTGAGGTTAAGAAGGAATTTGCCCACAAATTTAGCAATCCCAATCGCGATAAGCCGGGGGCTGTTGAAGGTGGAAACAATGGTGGTAGGAAAACGTCGAAAGATGATTTCCAACTCACTGATGAACAGCGTCGAGTGATGCAACGGTTCGTTCGTACTATTCCCGGTTTTGACGAGAAGAAGTATATCGAAGAACTGAAAAAAGTTAATGGAGTTTAACATATGACCAAAGAAGCTATTGCTAAAGCGCCAGAGCGCCGTGTCCGTCGTACCCCTGTTGGTACGCGTAACGTTCTTACCGTAAACGGCAAAGAGGCCGGTTACACTTATAGACTGGTTAATGACTCGGGAGATCGAGTTCAGGAATTCCTTGATAATGGCTGGGAAGTCGTTAAGAAGGATTCCGTGCGTGTTGGTGATAAACGGTTGGGTAACAGCTCTGCTACAGGGTCCGTTGCCACAGCTAATGTTGGGCAAGGAATGCAGGCTGTTGTGCTTCGCATTAAGCAGGAATGGTATGAAGATGACCAAGCTGCTAAACAAGCCCAAGTTAATGCTACCGAAGAAGCCACTCGCAGTGAAGCTCTTAATGGTACTTATGGAAAGCTCGAAATCTCGCGCTCCTAATTAAATAAGTGCCATTAGGAATTATTCTGTTTTTGTTAAATGGAGAATTGCTAATGGCAAGTGTGTCTCGTATTAACGGGTTCCGTCCCGTTAAAAATCTGCTTGGTGGGTCGATGACCGGCCAAGTGGAAACTGTTTTTGTACCCGCTTCCGATTCGTCCGTGATTATGGTTGGTGATGCTGTTAAGCTACTGGGTGATGCCCGTGCTGCTACCGGCGTCCCGACTGTGACTCGTATCTCGGGAGCCACAGACGTTCCGTATGGTGTGGTCGTGGGTATTTCCTTTGAAGGTGTTGGCGACACGCAGAACGTGCCTCCGGTTACTGATCTGAACACTCCGGTTTACCGTCGTGCTTCTACCGATCGTTATCTGCTGGTGGTTACGGACCCTCACATGGTCTATGAAGTGCAGTATGCCGGTACTTCGGTGGCTGCTGCCACTATTACGGCTAACGTTGGTCTGAACGGTCAGTTCACGCTCACTGCTGGTAACACCACAACTGGTGCTTCCGGTATGCAGCTCGACTCGGCTGGTCTGGCGACTACTGCTACCCTTCCGATCAAAATTGTTGGTTTCCCCAACCGCCCGGATAACATTCCTGGTGATACGTATTTCTCGTACTACGTGAAGCTGAACGTTGCCACTCTGGCTTCCGGCTCCGCTGGCGTCTAAGTAAAGGAGGACTAGAATGTCTGTTATTAATAGTGGCTCTTTTGCTAAGGCCCTCTGGCCCGGCGTAAATGAATGGTACGGCCGGGAATATGCAGAGTATCCGGTGGAATACACCGCTCTGTTTGATAAGTTCTCTTCGAGCCGTGCGTTTGAAGAGGATGTCTCGATCAGCTCGTTTGGTCTGGCTCTGGTGAAACCGGAAGGTTCGCCGATTTCTTACGATTCTGAGAAGCAAGGCTTCATCACTCGCTACCAGCATGTGGTGTATGCCCTCGGCTTCATCATCACTCGTGAGATGATGGAAGATGACCAGTATGACGTGGTTGGACAGCGTAAGGCCCAGGGTCTTGCCTTCTCGATGCGTCAGACTAAGGAAATCGTTGCTGCGAACGTTTACAACCGTGCGTTTAACTCGTCCTACACTGGTGGTGACGGCGTTTCGCTCATTAACGCCTCGCACCCGACCATCGCTGGTGGTACATGGTCTAACCAGATCGGTACTGCCGCTGACCTGTCGGAAGCTGCCCTGGAACAAGCGTGCATTGACATTGCTGGTTTCACCAACGACCGTGGTCTGCTGATTGGTGTTCGTCCGGAATCGCTGGTTATCTCGCGCTATATGCCGTTTGAAGCCAAGCGTATCCTGAATACGGATGGTCGTGTTGGCACTGACAACAACGACATCAACGCCATCAAGGCGATGGGTATGATTCCGAAGGTTGTGGTTAACCACTTCCTCACGGACCAGGATGCTTGGTTCATCCGTACCAACGTCAAGAACGGCATGAAGTATTTCGAGCGTCGTGCTGACTCGTTCGACATGGACAACGATTGGGACACCGAGAACGCTAAGTTCAAGGCCACCGCTCGTTACTCGTTCGGCTGGACTGATCCGCGCGCTCTGTACGGCTCGGCTGGTGCCTAATTGAAAGAGGGAGCTTCGGCTCCCCTTTCGTAAGAAAGGAACCTTATGAGTTTTAACTTTTCTGCGCCTCTGCCGGTTGGACCTACAACTACCACTCCGGTAGCGAAAGACCTTCAGGTTAAGGCTGTCAAGCTTACGTTTGCTGATTTCTCGACTGGTGGTACTGCTTCGGTGAAGGCTGTTCTTCCTGCTGATGCTTCGATTGTCGGCTTCCGTCTTTGGAACAAAACAATCCTGTCTGGTGGTGGTATCACTGCTGCCGCTCTCAGTATTGGTATCCCAGGAGCGGCTACTCAGTTTGTTAACGCCCTGGCCCCTGGAGGCACTGGAGCATATACTGTAATCTCAACAGTTGGCGCTATTTTCCAAGACCTTTCGCTTCCGCAAACGTCTGATATTCAGCTTCTGTTCACAGGAACGGCAACAACTGGCAACCCTACTGCTGGCGAAATGTACGTTCTCATTGAATACGTGCGTTAAACCTTAAGGGAGCCTAGTGCTCCCTTTTTTATTTCTGGAGAATTTATGTCCGGTGCATATCACAATGCTAACGCCACGGTGTCGGCTAAGCGAGCTGTTTCCATTACACCCACTGATGGTGTCCTAATTCCTGCTACTCGTGCTCTCTATATTGGCTCCAGCGGCAACCTTGCTGTCCGTATGGCAGAAGATGACAACACGATTGTCTTCCAGTCTGTCCCGGCTGGCATTTTTCCTGTTCAGGTGGTCGAAGTGCTTTTCACTAATACCACTGCTCAAAACATCATCGCTCTTTACTAAACATGTATATTGGATTGAACAACTTGGGGTTGAACAGCCGTTCTAGTGCGTTCAGTCCTTCTAATCTCTTTGCTAGTGGAGAGCAGGGATTCTTCTTCATCAACGACCTGTCCACGATGTATCAGGACAGCGCGGGGACGACGCCTGCGGCGCTGGAGCAGCCGCTCGGGCTGTGGCTGGACTCGCGGTACGGGGCGGCTAGGGGTGCAGAGCTAATCCCGGCGCTCGTGGCTGCGAACTTCACGCCATCGGGAGCAGGTGCGAGCGTTACCAACCCGGTAGCCGGCCAGCTCACGGTTACGAACGGCGGCGCGGCTGAGGCTAGCGCCAACGTGCCCATCTACAACGCGACAGCAAACCTGTCTTACGAGGTCACGGCAACGTGCGCGGGACTCACGGGCACGGGGGCGGCGTTTGTCGTTGTCGGCAATGCAAACATGTCCCTGAACGGGGTGGGCACCTTCCGCCGCATCGTCACGCCGACCGCAGGCGGCCCGGTGCGGCTGGCTGTCGGCACGACAACGGCAGGTCACGCGGTTTCCGTCACGGCAATGTCCGTCCGCGAACTCCCCGGCAACCACGCCACGCAGCCCACTGGCGCCAACCGGCCGACGGTGAGTGCGCGGTACAACGTGCTCACGAAGACGGAGGCGTTCTCGGACGCCACATGGTCAAAGGCGGTGAGCGGTACAGGTGTTTCCTCCACAGTGACGGACGCATATGCCGCCGCGCCCGACGGCACCACGACCGCGAGCCGAATCCTGCTGGACCGGGGCGCCGGCACCACGTCATCAGATTTCGCGCGTGTTTTCCAGTCTCTCAGTGCTGGCGCCTCACTCGCATCTGGAATCTGGCTGAAGTCGAACACGGGAGCGAGCCAGTCTGTGGAGATTGGCTTCGGCGCAGGCACCTCCGCGGCCGTCACGGCGACCACCTCGTGGCAGTACTTCCCTCTGACGAATGCGACTGGCACGCCCACGAACTACGCCGTGCTCGCACGCGGCACGACGACGGCGCAAACCGTTGATGTTCTCGCGTGGCACCCGGACGTTCGGCAGACGGTCCACGCCATCCCCGGCATTCCTGCCTACCAGCGCGTGAACACCGCCACCGACTACGACAGTGCCGGGTTCCCCGTGCGCGTCAAGTTCAACGGCACGAACCAATGGATGGTGACGGCATCGGTGGACTTGAGTGGGACGAGCCAGCTCACGCTGATTGCAGGGGTGCAGGCCAACGGGGCCGCTCGCGGCATCGTCATGCACAACGGGGGGTCTGTCCCGGCGCCGGGCATAGCCGGCGGGTTTTCTTTGGAGGCCCCGGCCTTTTCAAACAACCAATACGGGGCGACCATCCCGGCGGCGGCAAACAACTATGACGTCCTTTCGGCTGTCGCCACGTTCCCCGATTCAGGCAAAGTGCTGACGGCCAAACTGGACACGTCGCAAGCAAATGCGGCAGCCAGTGCCGCACTCCGTGTCAACACGGTCCAAACGGTATCTGCCAGCCCCGGCGCCCCGTTGAATCAACCGTTTGCGAATGCCGCCGTGACCTTAGGCATGCGGGCTAATCAGACGACGTTCTTCAACGGCGACATCTACGCCCTGGCTGTACGCGGAGCAACAACAGCAGCTGCGACAATTTCTCAAACAGAGACTTATGTCAACACTAGAATGGGGAAGGTGTATTGATGCGTGAATGGTTTACTCAATTCATTAAGAAGTATTACAACCCTCTTCTAAAGCTGGACCTGCGTGTTGCTCGTATCTTTGGTGCTCCTAAAGGATGGACCATTTCGGGTAATGCCTACCGGCTAGAACAAGAAGGTGAACCATGTGGAAAGGTACTCCGTCCCCTCATTGATTTCTTGTTCTATCCCGGCCACTGCTTCGATGCCTACACTATGGATGTAAGGAAACAAAGTGCGTAACAATCTCATTCTAGGTCAATGGAACGCCCTCTGTGATAGGTGTGGGTTTAAGAAGAAGTCCAGTATGCTTCGTAAGGAGTGGACAGGATTGATGGTGTGTGAGAGTTGT